ACACCACCCAAAAGGTTGTCAGGCTTATCCAGCCTAATAACAGTATGAGTGAATATATTGTTAATAAAAGAATGTATGACGATCACTCAGGTGAGGTTAAAGTGGTTAATGATATAACAGTTGGAAAGTACGATGTAGTTGTAGTTACGGGATCGACGATGCCTACCAACAGAATGGCTCAACTAGAGATGTATATGGATGCTTATGAAAAAGGTATTATTGATAAGCAAGAAGTTTTAAAGAAGACAGAGGTCTTCGACATGGAAGGGGTCATGCAGAGAACAGATTTGATAGATCAGTTAAAAGGCCAATTAGAACAAGCCACTGAAACTATCAAGAGTATGCAAGGAGACTTGCAGACTAGAGAGCGTGAAATATATCACGCCAAGATGAAAGCCGAGATCGAAAAAACAAAGTCCAGTTTGAAGGGAACTGAAAATCGGGCAAAAATGTCTGGCACTCTATTTGAGAAACGCCTAGATGACGCTTTAGGGCAAGTTAAAAAAGAGGTAGCAGATGCTGCCTCTAAACCAGGCTCACCTTCTTCAAGCCCTAAGAAGAAGCAGTCTAAAAAATAGGAGACTATTATGGCAGAAACAGAACAATTGACAACCTCTCAACCGCCTGAAGTTCACAGTGTTGATCTACAGACGGAAGATAGCTCTTTGGTCGATGATGTCATTTTTGGTGGAGAAAAGGGTAGCGTATCAGAAGCCTTTCCAGATGATACTGAACAAGCAATTGTTGAGAACTCTAGTACAGAGTCAGTATTACAGAAAGAACCATCTGTAGAAGTTAACCCCGACAACGAAGAAGTACGGTATCAGTATTGGCAATCTCAGGCTGATAAACTGCGCAATGAGCGTGATCAGTTGCAGAATCAATTTAATACATTGGCTACGCAACAACCTGCTCAATTACCGCAAGAAGAACCTGAAGTAGCACCTGAACCAGAATTTCCATCTCCACCCGAGAAGCCGCAGAAACCTTATAATTTTTCAATGGACGAAGCGATGTCCGATCCCTCATCTGAAAGTGCTAGATTTGTTCAAACTGAACAAGTATGGCGTGACCAAATGGATGAACACAAGAACTTACAGTTCGAGTACCAAATGGCTATGATGCAAGATGAGAGAGAAAATATACGTCAAGAACGTCAGAATGATATACAGCGTCGTGACGCTGACCAACAGCAGACAGAACAATTAAACGGAGTAAGAAGTCAAATTATGGATCAATATAAAGTTGATTCTCAAGTTGCTGAAGATTTCGTTAGAGTTATGTCTGATCCAAGTTCTATCAGTCTTGACAACCTTTGGAAATTATATGCATCGGATAAGGGCTATGGCTCCCCTCAGCAACCTGCGAATTCACCCTCTGGTGAGTTTCAACAGGTTAAGAGGGCACAGCAAATACCTGCTTCGATGGGAGTTATGCCTTCTCAAAATAGACAGAATGAGGGTTCTGTAGAAGATAAGATTATAGACAGCATGATTGGTGACTATAATAAGCAGAATCCCTGGAGTTAAAACTAATAGGAGTTAAAGATGGCAAATCAATATAGTATATCCGCTGGTGGCGGAATGCAGTCATCCTCGATTGATCATTCAAGACGAATGTACAATTTCGGGGAAAAAGTGTCAGAACTCGCTCCTAAACAGTCTCCATTCTTTACATATTTGTCTAAAGTAGCGAAAAAACCTACTGATGATCCTGTTTTTAAATTCTTAGAACAGCGTCATCAATGGCAACGTCGTAATTTTGAAGTAAAAACTGCAATGACTACCTCCGCACATGGTGGTACCGATGCTAACTTGAATCTTACTAACTTGCAGGTTGATTGTCTATATGATAAATATGGCAGGGTCGTAACCACAGCCACATTACCGAACTTCATCCTAGAAGGGCAAATGGTAGTGATTGAATGTGAATACGACGCTAACGGTTCTGATGCAGGCGTTGGTTCTGAAACTGCGGCTAAAGCATATTATAAAATTAACGCAACCCCAGATGTAAGCAATGCTGCTTACGCTGAGATTGATGGTACTTTTATAAAAGTTGTTTACAAGCCTACAGCTTCAGTAAGCGGTGAGATCACAGAAGCCTCTGCGGCTAAACTGATCTTTCGTGCCGATGCAAAGGGTCAAATCGTTGGTTCAGCTTTTGCTGAGGGATCAACTGATCCAGAAGGATGGAAGGATGAGTTCTATGATAGAGAGGGATATTGTCAGATTTTTAAGACAGCAATCTCTTTGTTTAGTGGAACTTCATTAGCTACCCGCTATCGTGGTGTATCTAATGAGTACAAGCGAGTATGGCAAGAAAAACTAATGGAACACAAGATGGATTTAGAACACGCAATGTTATTTGGCGTAGGTTCAGACGATTCTACAGCAACAGGGCCTGTAAGACGCTCATGGGGTATTGTACCCTATACAGAAGCTTATGGTAAAATTAAAACTTTTACTTATGCTTCCTCGTCTTATGATGACTTTATTGATGCTATGGAAGATGTCTTCTCACCTGAATCAGGTAATAGTGGCAATAAACTAGTCCTTGCTTCACGCAAAGTCTTGAGTTACTTTAACAAGCTTGGCGGAAGCTCTTTCTTGGGCAACACAATGGCACTTGGGCATACCTCGACAGGTAATGGTAGCTCAAATGGTTATTCCGTAGATATCCAGAATGTAAAAGGTTCGTTTGGACACAATGTAACACGAGTAAATACTCTTTACGGTGATTTACACTTGGTCGAACAGCCTTTATTCAGGGGAATGTGGGAAGACTATGCTATCATGGTTGATCTAAAGAATGTAGCTTATCGTCCGTTAGCTGCTAATGGCACATCGAGAGATACGCACATTATCACTAATGTACAAAATAACAATGTTGATGGACGGAAAGATCAAGTCTTGACCGAAGCAGGTCTAGAAATATCTTTACCAGAAACTCACACCTTGTTAAAGTTCGCATAAATCAGTAAGTTATGGGGGGCGTAATGCCCCCCTTTACTGGAAAGGTAAATATGAAAATAGTAACAAGTAATGATATCGGTGGTGCTTGGCAGTCTGGAAAAGAAGAAGTCAATGACAATAGTCGCAGACAGCAGAATGTAAAAGATCGTGGTAAGATAAAAGTTACCAAGAAGGGGAAAAAATGACTTTAACAATAGCATTAAAAATAATGGGAATGTCAGCTAAGGCCTTGACTAAAAAATATGGTTCAAGAGCTATGGGCTTGTCTAAAAGAGTAAAGGCAGGGCAAGTAGTTACAAAGGCTAAAAAAGGAAAGTTTGAATCATTAAAACGTAGGGGTAGCTTTGCTGATCGGCAAACTGATTATGATCCGACGAAAATGAAGGATGCGATAAAGATAAGTAGAGAAGTAAAGGGTACGCCATAAATGGGCCCATCAGTAGCAAGAGTAATAGTTAATGCGATAGCAAAGAATCGTGCTGGTGTTATAAAGTATTATGCAACTAAACTTAATATGAAACAAGGCCCAATGAAAGCTTTAGCCAAGCGAATGGCTAAGAAAACTCCTAAGGCTAAGAAAATGAGTAAAAGAGAAAAAATGACGAGGACAAGGAAAGGTCAAGAAGTATAATGGCATTTAATACAGATATAAGTCATTACGCAGGAAGCGTAACTGGTAAGGATACGGCTATTACCTCTTTTCTAAGAAGTGGAGTAAAATGGGTTATCAATCAAATTGAGAAGAGCAATCCAGAATTACTACCATTGTTTGCGCAGGCAAGTGTTATAAATAATTCTCCTACTACACTTGCACTTTCTACTAATAGTAAAATAATAGATGTGGTCAGATTAAATGCTGATGACGGAACTGCCGAGGCTTTAAAATGTAGCCCAGTTAACGCTGCTTATCGGAGTAATGTTGTCAATACTGATAGTATTTATTATGCAGGAAAAGATTCTCCTGTCTATTATATTGATAATGCAGTATTAACTGTGAAGCCTACTACTACTGCAACTCAAACAGCAACAGTAAGCATAGTATTACCTGATGCTACAGTTGCGTATGATGGAACCACTATAAGTAATTTTCCTAGTGAGTTATATCATGCAGTAGTTTTATATGCATCAGTTCAACTGTTACATAATAAGATGGCTTCGTTAAATATTTTATTACCATCTGATCTCGATTCAGATACTACGGTATTCGATGCTATTGCAGATGTTAGTGTTGACTTGGCGCTGTCAAGTTCTTTACCTACTGCAATAAATATGGGGTCAGTTGGCTTACCAGCCGCAATAACTGTTAGTTCTTCATTGCCAAGTCAGATGGCTATATCAAGTAGCCTCCCTGCTGGAATAACTATTTCTAGTGGTTTACCATCGGCTATAGCGATTGGATCAAGTATTCCATCTGCTATAGATGTTAGTAGTATTAATATCCCAGGTGCGTTCACGCCTACGACAAGTATACCTACTATTGCAATACCAGATATTTCTTCTGATTTTCAGGATGCTATGGATAAGGCTAAAAATTTAATAGATGATGCTCCTGGAGGAACTGGCTCTTCTTCTTCTGCACAGACTTGGCTTGCTGATGAGGACGAAGAAATGGCCCAAGCAACTGCTCAAGTAGCTTCTCAGGAACTTCAGAGAGCAACTGCTTCTCTAGGGAAGTGGAGAGAGGATGTGAGTAAAGCTGGAACAATATTCCAATCTGATATGCAAAAGCATCAAGCGGATGTAGCTAAAGAGACTCAAAGAATAGCAAACGAATCTTCGAGATATACTACTTTACTTGGAAAGGAATCCTCTAGAACTCAGACTGAATTGGCGAAATACACCGCAGAGGTACAGAAAGAAGGTCAACGAGTACAGGCAGACTTAGCATCGTACAGTGCTGAGGTAACGAAAGAAGGGCAGAGAGTTCAGGTTGATACTAGTATTTATACTTCTGAAGTTCAGAAGGAGGGTCAACGTATCCAAGCAGAGACTAGTTTGTATACTACTGAGTTAGGGTTGAAAAGTACTCAAATGCAACAAGAAGTATCAGAGTATACTAATTTATTAGGTAAGGAGACATCAAGAATTCAGCAGGAGGCTGGGAACTATACAGCTGAATTGCAGAAGGAGGGTGCACGTGTTCAAAATGAATTGGCAAAATATAATGCAAATCTCCAAAAAAAGATTACACTTTATACTACTATTATTAGTAAATTGAACACAGACTACCAATGGCTTCAAAGCCAATATCAGGTTGTGAAGCAAGAACTTATGGAGTTCATGGCTCCGTATGCTGTAGCTGGGATGTCAGATAGTACAGTAGAAAGGGTAAGACGTTGAAATTAAAAGAAATGGTGGAAATGGTTCAGCAGCATCATCCAGATTTGGGTGTTACTGAGATAGTTAAGATGCTGAATATAGCTCAAGATGAGTATAGCCAAAGGACAAGAATGCTTGAAAAAGCCACTCAATTTGACCTAGCAGATGGTCAAAGATACTATGCATTAGATGGTGCAATTCTTGAAATAAAATCGGTAGACATGGAAGGTGCGGATGGAAGCTCAGATCATGTGAATATACCAAAACTTGTCGGTAGACCGATAAGAAGGGACTTAACATAATGGCGACAACATTTAAAATACAATATGCTGCATCTGCTACCCCTATTGAATCTACTCAGCTTACCGATGCAAGCAATGTCGCTACATCTGTACATAGTAGTATTGATAAATCTATAGGTGGTGGAAAAGAAATATCATGTGGTACTTCAGCAACTAATGTAGCTTATGTAGATTATACTACTATAGTTACAGCTGATACGACTCTTGATGCTGCTCTGGGAGCAACAGTAACAGGGATAGATTTTCTTATGATAAAGATAAGAGAGGCTGCGTCTACTGGGACACCTGATGTTACATTTAGATTAGGTACTGGTGATACTAGTACTCATGTTTTATCTGGAGTTGGTGATGTAATGTTATTAAAACCTAGCGGATGGAGTGGTGCTCATTATGAGATATTTTCATCAGGGGCTACGACAGTGGCTAAAATAGACATTTTATACGGGATAGTGTAATGGCTGGAACTTACGTAGATAATTGGAGCAATAGATACGCTGCTAATCAATGGGTTTGGTGGACAGAAAGAGATGCGGTTGGAATTGCAAAGTTTAATCCCAACTCTGAAAGATTCACTTCTCCAAGTACAGCCCAAGTTGGTAAAAAGGTTACTTTATTTTATTATAAGAAAGCCTCTCAGTTTACTGAGCCTTCTTCTGCGTCATATTCATGGACAGCTGTCAGCGATTTTCCATCGCAATTTCATGATTATATAGTCGCAAAAGCTGTGGCGTTAGGCTATGAAAAGAAACCTGAGACTATTCAATTAGCTCAATACTTTCACGAAAAATTTGAAAAAGGTGTTAAAGAAGGAAGAAGCTTTGCCTATAGGGCAAGAGCTGGTACTGTTAAATACATAAAGCCTGTGAGCTTTTAAAGGAGATTGTTATGCCAGGATTACTAGATAAAATAAAAGAGTTCGCTACCCAACAGGGAGATAACTGGAGAACGGCTAGGGAGCGTCAGGATGCTGGCGGAAATAGAAATCCATGGTTAAAGACAGATCAGGAACAAGCTCAACTAGCAAGAGATCAGAGTGGTGGAGAAATAGGTCAAGTAGCTAATCGGGCATGGGCTAGTAAGATGTCTGCTGGTTCTCCTGATAGTGTTGCTGGAACTTCTGGAATGAGTTTCAATCCTGAAGATTCAGATAGTGTCATGGAGATGCAGAGATCATTAAATGCATCTGGAATAACAGACAAATGGGGTAAGGCCCTCTCTGAGGATGGTCAAATGGGCCCGAAAACATTATCAGCTTTAAGGTCTATGCAAGAATCTAGAGGTCAGTTTATAGGGCCAGAGGGTTCTGATGAGAAGGGTCTAAATGAAGATTACCAAGAAGATCATGGCAGGCTAAATGAGAATGAAAATCCATTAATGAATCCGAGTAATTGGTGGGATAAACTTACTGGAAGAACTCCAGAAGAAGGGCACATTCAAGAGTATAATCCTCAAATGAGGTCTGCTCCACCTGGTGGAAGAATGGGTGCTTATAAACGACCAAGAAGCGGTGGTGGAAGAGACTATTAATGGCAATAAACACTAGAGCATATGATTGGGAAAAGAATAACTTCGGGACAACTGAGTTTGATGATCTCGGAGGTTGGGCGTTTACCGAATTAGGGAATCAATACTTTAATTCATTTGTTACTGATAACTTTAGTTCTGTTGCGGTATCAGCAAGTCCGACTCTAAGTGCAATTACAGTAGGTTCAGCATCTTATACAGATCAGTCTTTAAGTGCACCTACTTATACAGAAGTAGAAATAATAAGTGAGAATTTTTAATGGGATCATTATCAGGCCCTAACAAAATAAAGGATGTTTATACAAAGCTTGTCTTTAAAGGCACTGATGGGCTCCTTTATGTGGATGACGGAACAAATGATGTTCAGGTCATGAATCCTGCAATTCAGGGTGTATTGAAGAGTGCTACTCTTCCAGGCTCTGGAACTGAGGGAGACCTGTATTATGATACTGATGACGATAAACTTTATACTAGAGATGAGGATTCTTGGAATGAGATAGTCACTAGCATATCTGGAACTGTCGATGGCGGTTCCTATTAACAACCGAATAAGGAAGTAACTATGGCACGGAATAATGCAATACAAATAAGACGAGGAGCCGATAGCTCTGTACCTACTAGTAGCATGGTGGCAGGTGAACCCCTATTTAGTACAGATAATGGAAAGTTATACATAGCAACTGCTGCGACTACGAAGTCGTGGATTGGAGCACCTGTTCTTGACCAAGATAATATGTCAAGTAATAGTGCTACCTCAATAGCAACTCAGCAGAGTATTAAAGCATACGTAGATGCTGAAGTAGCTTCTAAGGACGCTTTTTCTGAATTAACTGATACAACTATTTCATCTGTCGCAACTGGGCATATGTTGTTGTGGGATGGTTCAGATTCTTGGGATAACAAAGCAATGAGTGGAGATGCTACTATTAATAGTAGTGGTGCTCTTACAATTGCAGCTGACGCAATTCAAGGAACAATGATTAACGATGACGTTGCTGGGGATGGACTTCAAATATCCTCAAATACTCTTGCAGTTAAACTAGACGATAGTTCTATTGAAACGAGCAGTGATACAATGAGAGTGAAAGCTTCAGGTATTACTAATGCGATGTTAGCTGGCTCAATTGCAAATGGTAAACTTTCCAATTCAGCAATAATCATAAGTGATGGTTCTAACACGACATCAACTGCTTTGGGTGGTACTATGACATTTACAGGTACTGCCAATGAAGTAACAGTTGCTGAGGCGAGTGGGACTGTAACAATTGGTCTTCCTAATGACGTTACTATCGCTGGTAACCTTACAGTTTCAGGCGATACTGTGACCACGAATGTGGCTACTGTAAGCGTTGAAGACCCATTAGTAGCTTATGCAAGTGGTAACACTGGGAATGCAGTAGATATTGGTTTCTATGGAAGATATAGAA